CTTTTGCGATACCATCTTTAAGCATCTCTTGATATATTTTCATTGCTTTTTGAAAATGTTTCTCTATCTTCACTTCATATTTTTGGATTAAAAATGGATCAATATCATCAATACTATTCTGTCTATTCTTATTGTCCTGACGACGTAGTTCAAAAAGAGGTATCTTATCTGCTAAGAGACTACTATCAGCATACCTTTGAGAGAACTCTTGGAATGTAAAAGATCTATGTCTTAATATCTGTGCTGCAAGTCCTCTAGTAGTATTGATCTCAACTGTCATGTGTGCTTGCTCAAAGACACTCCAATGCCCATGTTTAATACAGTAGGATAAAAGACCTGCAACGTTTGGATTCTCTTGGTTCTTAGGGTTACTTACTCTTGCCACATACCCCATCGTTTCCTCTGCGTCAGGTGTAACTGTTACACATTTAACGTTCATTCGTCGTCCTCAAAAATTTCATCATAATCTAATTCTTTCTTTATCACTTCATACTTATCATGTGATAGATAAGATTCCGTGTCAGACATAACTTCAGACTCTAAAGATTCAACAATTAGTTTTAAACTAGTGATAATTTCTTTTAACTTTCCTTTGTCCATGAAATGTTTTTTGTAATTATAGTATAAAAAAAGAGGGGTGTAAACCCCCTCTGTTTTATTTTCCGTATAGAAACTGAACTTCAGCATTTATGATTGTAAGAAATAAAGCAGATGCTGCCAAAATTTCTAAAACTTCAATCATTTAACACTTGTAAGTTCTTTTTCTACTCTTACACCACGGTAAGTTAGATCGACCTTGCTAGTTTGCTGTGTCTTGTTTCTATCGGTGTCATATACAACACCACGGTAAGTGACTTTTGCCATTGGATTTCTCCCTAAAGTAGTTGGATTTTAAGGCCCGTTCCTTTAGTCGTTTGCGTCCTCAAAACATACTGGATCAGTATGTGCAATAATTACTCTAGTCATCTCTAACCTGTAAGGGTCAAAAGGTTTAACCAAAGATAGCAACTCATTGGCATCTGCACAATTAAGTGGAGCACCGAGTAATGCTAATTTCATTAGAATGTTATACATGAGGATGAACGAACCCGTTCCGAGTCGGCTTACTTGCGTCCTATGGTAAATGTTTGACAATTATCATCCGATACTTTCGTTCGGAAGTAATCTATAAGGTACTCCTTTGCATCAGGAATAAGATTCCCATCACTGAGTATCTCAATCCTATTATTATTCCACTCTGCACATGACATCTCCCAATGGGAAGCGTTATGATCAGCGAGGAGTGATGCTAGTAGTGCAAATTCTATCATAGGATGAACGATGTGTTTATATTAACACATTCAGCCTATATAGGCAAGCAGTTGTGTAACATGTGTTACAATTTACCTTAATTTAGGGGGTTTACCCTAGTTTATCAGGGCAAAGTAATGCTCCTGCTAGTTCTCTTGCATGTAAATTCTTTTCACATAATTTATTCATCCAAATTCTATCATCTAAATCTACTTCACCATCTGTTGACATTATTCGACAACAAATATCAACTATTCGATTACGGTAATTAGTGCTTAACATTTAATCGGTTCCCATGTTTGTCTACTAAACCAAGTTTTTTTATCTGTGAAAAATTAGATTTTTGGTTCTTCTTTATCTTTTTATATTCTTTGATAAGTCTATCGACTTCATCGTTACTTACGTTAACAGTTAACTTATCATCTTCATTGTTGACAAAACCCAAGCCACCTTTACTACTCTCTTCTTTATCATCAACATAATCATTAATTACATCTTGAATTTCATCTCGAATGAGTTCGTTTATTTGTTTCCTGAGTTCTTCATCTTTCATCTTTTTCTCTTTGGTTTTTTGTCTTTAGTTTGATAACCCCACATATTTGGATTCACTGATCCATGGCCATACTCAATCTTTTGAACAGCATTCTTACCATAACGATCATGATATAAATCAAATACATTAACCATTTTAGAAGAACGAGTCACATCTAAAAGTTCTTTACCGTCTTTAGTGTAATAAACATAGAAAGCATCACTAGGAAACTTAGGATCTTTTGCTTTATCCATAGTTGTTTTTTCTAAAAGAATTTCACAAGAATAATCATTAGGATCAAACTTAGCATTTTTTTCTAGTTCTTGTTTCTTCTCTTCAGTTTTGGTCGTCATGAACGATCACCCCATACTATATCAGGATACGCTTCCTTCACATTTTCTAAAGTAACTTTATATTTTTTCGTGAGTTCTTTATCTTTTACTAAACAAATAAGATCTGCTTCTTTGGGATGAAGACCCTCTAACATTTGAACAAACATAGACTCTCTACGAAGAGAATTTAATCCATCATTACCACCTTTGATAAAGTGATATAAATTTTTCCACTCTCTTCTTAGTGATGTATGATCTGTTCCTTCTGGAACGTCATTTGGTTTGTATGGAACAGCACCATCAGGTAATGCAGAAACTACACTTGGATCAAAATTCCATATAAGAACCGCAGTTAATGCATCATCTCTATAGTGTTGAAGAACTTTTACCTTTTGTGCTTTTGTCCTTTGCTTGTGCACCAATTCTAATATCTCAGACATAAAAGGGTTAGGTGGCAGTTGCACCATTTTCCATTCAGTCTTCTTCTTCGTCGTCGTTGTCATAATTTTCAAACCTTACAGCTAAAATTTCATCAGGAACTAAATTTCCATTTACATCATACATCTCTGGATGATTATGTGCAACTGTGTAATTAGTTTCATATGAATGTTGCTTTAACATCCATCCTATCATACCTCCTACTAATAATGCAAGTAGTGACATCACCGTTGTTAATGTCAGTGTTACTATTAATGTTTCCATGTTACCTCCAGAGAGTTTATTTTTTTTTAATGTTGAAAGAAAAAGTAAATTCTCTGCGGAAGAGAGAAAACTTTAACTGAAACTTTTTAGATCTGTTTGGTTTTTCCCTCCTGTTTCTTAATAATAATTCCACACCCCGATTAATTTCGGGTTTGTCTTTATTTAGAAGTGTTTTTTTTTCTTCCGGGTTTTCGGTCATTGCTATACCTCCATGCGTCTTCAAGTATCCCATGTAAATAAGTTTTTATCTTTCTTGCTTTTGGTTTAGGTATGTGACCATAAGCTTCTTTCAAAACTTTATCACCACCTCTAATATAACTTTCCAACTCTAACACTTGATCTGATAATTCTTTAGCAGTAGAACTATTAAGAAATGAATCTACCTCTATCTTTTTTGTCTTACGATATTTAAGAAACTCATAAAATTTAAGTTGCATTCTACCTTCAAATGCATACTCTATGGCATGTTCTATCATTTCGTATACGTTGTCAAAATCAGCTTCGGGTTTCATTATACTAGTTTGTGTTCTTTAAGATATTTGATGGTGTCTGTGCAACCACCAAGGTTGTTTCCATCTATTACAACTTGAGGAAAGGTAGATCCATTTCCAAATTGTTCATAAAAAGCATCTCTTTCAAAGTGTTCTCCAAGTTTGTAAACCACATGATTTAAATTTGCCAACTGTAATACTTGTACCACCTTTGTGCAAAAAGGGCAACCTTCTTTAGAATAAACTGTAAAGTTATTCATAAAAGAATTGCTCCTATGATAAATCCTTTTGCAAATGTAATACAGAGCATTTGATAATCAGTTAAATTAAATTTTGTTTGGAATTTCTTTGCAAGGTTTCTATCCCACGCAACTACTTTATCAAAAATTTTTTGAGTTTTATCTGAGAGTGCCATTTATCCTCCGATCATGTGTTGAACTTCACTCCAGTCTTGATCAAACTGAAGTAATCCTTTGTCAGTTAATACATGATTATACATTTTATCTAATACTTTAGGTGGCATGGTAACAATATCAGCACCATTTGCAAATGATTCAGATACACTTTTCACATCTCTAATTGATGCAGAAAGAATCTTAGTTCTATCTACCCCTTGTATTTTGTATATATCATAGATGGATTTTATAAGGTCAAGTCCATTTATAGAGTTATCGTCTAACCTACCAACGAAGGGAGAGACATAAGTAGCACCCGCTTTAGCAGATAGAATCGCCTGTGCTGCGTCAAAAATCAAAGTGACATTAACTTTAATACATTCCTGTGAAAGCATCTTACAAGCGATTAGGCCATCCGGAGAGCAAGGAACTTTTACAGTGCATACATCACCAAACTTATCATGAAGTCTAAACCCTTCTTCAAGCATGGCACTAGTATCACCAACCACTTCCATGCTTATATCCTTAACACCAAGATCTTTAATTGTTTGATATACATCCTCTGGATTTCTACCACTTTTCATAATCAGTGTGGGATTTGTTGTTACACCATCAACTAATCCTGTAAGAAAATATTTTTCTATTAGATCAGTATCTGCAGTGTCTAAAAAGATTCGCATAAGATTATCTAAATTACAATGGTATATATCGTAGCATAAAAAAAATCCCTCTGCAAATGAGAGGGATTCCTAATATTTAATTTGATATCATTTTTACTGTAGAACCTCCCTACATATACGTTTACAAGTAGCTTGATCGTCATCACATTCGATTAAGCACTCGTAGTATTCTGTGAGTAGGTTGTCGTGTTCGTCTTCGTATGAACCTGCTAGTTGATTATATGATACTAGGTTGTGCATAATTCCTCCAATAAAGAACGGTAATAAAAAAGAGATTTCAGAACATCTTTCCAACCCTAATTCTACTACTATTTAGTTAGGAGATCAACACAAAACCATTTTAGTTAACAAAAAGAAATGCCTACGAGTTTATACCTATCTACCTTCTCTAGATTTATTTCTAATAGTAATATGATTATTTTCAATGCTCATTTCTAAGTAATCTCTATGATCCCATCCTAACGCTTCATAAAGAGTGTTTAATTTCTTCATGTCATCCCATAGATCGGTAGGGGTTGGTTCTCCCCAAAAAGGATTATCGTCATGATTCATACAGCCTCTTTTTTAGTATATATTTGAAAACCAAAAGAGTTTGTATCATCAGGTTCTGACAAATCAATACCACAATCCTCTGCGTATTCAGTAATCGCATCATCGACTTGTTCAAAAAGACAATCAAAGGTCATTCTTCTACGTAAATCATTTGCTATATTGTCAACATGTTGATCATCCAAGTCCAGTCCGTTTGGTCTTGTCTTAATTAGTTTATTAAGATTAATTGTAATCTTACAATCATTGTAAATGGCCATAATCAATGTGGATTAAATTTGTAAAGATAATAAATTGCAACTATGAGTGCAATTAAAAGAATTGAAAAGAAAACTATCATAATTATTGCGAACTACTTGTACATTGTATATTACCAATCAGGATATGTCCAGTCTCCTATGTCAGTTTTTCTACTGGACTTAATTCTTTTTATAGTACACTCCTTACACTCGTAAGAATACGAGGATAAAAGATTCATATTTTTTCTTGTTCTGTAAAATCCATTTAGAAGATTTTTTCTTTCACGACAAACTCTACATATCCTTTCTTCTAATAAAAGATGAGCCAGTTTTAATTGTTCTTCTAATTCCATGCATTAAAAAAGAACCCTATTATAGTTAGGGTTCTTGAATAATCAATTATAGATTAGAGTGCGTTACCTCTTGGTAATACCTCTTCTGGGAACACAAAGTTCTCATGTGGTTGGTCAAC